GTCAGGCCCGACCGGCTCTGCCTCGCGGACGATGTAGACGTCATCGCGCCATTCGCCGCTGTCGCCCGCGCGTATCACGTCGTCCTGGCTGTCGGGCCAGAACAGCAACGTGATCGCGTCGCGTCGCTTGATGCCGAGATCCTCGTAGATTTCGGGGTCGCCGATCTTCGAGACAGCGGTCCCCGTCACGTGCGGCGCCGACAGCTGCGTGAACGTGCCCGTCAAGGGGTCGTGCGCGCCGAGGTCTTCGCGCGCGAACTCGACGGCCGCACCCTGTCGCGCGAACGCCCGTCCCGCGCGCGCACGGATCCTGGCAAACTCGCTCATGCGACGCCGAACCTCTTACGTCGGTAGGGTGCGGCCTTCGCCAGCACCCTCGGCACGGTACGGTCCAGACCGGCAAGCGACGGGTACCGGCCGAAGCTGATCGAGTAATCGCCGAGAGATTCGCTCTCGACGGCGCCAGGGCCCTGGCCTACGCCACCACCTACCGACATGAGCTCGGCCACGTCGAGCGTCGCCTCGATGATGCCCTGGGGTACCGCAGCCCACCCCCAGATCGCGGTGACCTCGATGGTCGCACGGCGAAACGATGTGAGCGGCCACGACTTGTTGACCGCGAACAGGTCGGAGTACGGCCAGCCCGGTTCGCCATGCACGATGCCGTCCCACGGACGCGGGTCGACGTTCGCCAGGTCCCATGCCACGCCATCGACAGACACGGCCAGATCCGTGAGCGTGTAGAAGTCGTTCACCGGCAGACGCTCGCGATCGAGCGCACGGAATCGACGCGCGCTCTCAGCCGTGTCTTGATTGAACTCACGGCCGGTAAACGCGTTGACGTGCCGGGACGCCGCAGCCAACAGCCCAGCATACGAGCCATCATCGGCCGTGCCGAGCCTGGTTTCCAACTGCGCTGCCGTGGCGTACGGCGTCCCGATCGCTGCCATCTAACTAGGGCGTCTGGAGCGCACGGCCCAAGAAATCGACCGTGGCCGTGGTCTCGCGTCCCAGGTAGTCGAGCACCGGGTCTGTCGTGCCCGGCGTCGCGTTGGCCAGCAGACGCCCCATCCAGTCGTGCGTGTGCGTGCTAGTCGCCATCCTTCACCTCCTTGTATGCCTCGTATGCTTCCTCCGCGGCTTCGGCGCCGCGCAGTTTGTCCACCACCGCGCCGTCCGCCACGATCTCGTGCCAACCGCCCCCGATCGCGTAGACCCCGTCATCTCGCTCGTCCGGCTCGTCCAACTCGTCCGGCTTGGGCTCGGGCTGCGGCGGCTCGGGCTGCTCGGTGGGCGCCTCCAGGGAGGCGAGCCGCGCGTCGTAACGCGCGACTCGCTCCACCTGGCCCGCCCTCTCCGCGATCCGACGGTTACGCCTGATCGCGCCTAGGACGGAAGGCCTCACAGCGACTCGCCGCCTGTCAGCGGCACGATGCCGTCGTCGTCGATCGTCAACGCCGTGAAGTAGCCGGCGTAGGCTACCTGCACGCCAAGCACGCTGGGCTCCGTGACCTGGAGCGTCCCGACGCGCTGCTCGAACACCTCGAGCGACGCACTCGACAGCATGTACGCCTCGCCCGCGTCGACACCCGCCGACATCACGACGGGGATGCCGCCGATCGTGCCCATGACGCCCTGGCCGAACCTGCCGGCCACGAATCCCTCGGACTGCGCGTCCCGCGGGTTCACGGGCGCGAACAGCGGCCCGAAGATCCCGAGCACGTCGGACGCGACCGCGAGGAACAGGCGCCCCTGGCCCTTCGTCGCCGCGTACACGACGCCGGCCGCTTCCCAGATCGCCGCCGCGACCGTGGCCGCGGTCGGGATCGAGCCGTAGCTGATCGCGGCCGTGTTGGTGGCCGCCAGCTCGTCACCGACCGCCGCCTCGGTCTGGATCGCGTACTGCGCTGCCAGATCGTTGATGATGAGGTCCATCACCTGCGGCGAGGAGAAGTCGATGTTCTGGCGGCTGACGTTCACGTAGCCGCCGTAGGTCACGGCGTTCGCCTCGATCCGCGTGATCGTCATCTTCTGCGACGTGAGCTCGACCTTCTCCTTGTCGCTTCCACCCTCGCCGGCCCCGCCCTGCGGCAGGACCGTCGTGTGCTGCGTCACGTGCGGGCGGTGCCACGTCGCCGCCGTCAGCGGCATCGGGCCGAGGAACGACGCGACCGGACGGGCCGCGTCGATGAAGTTGATGACGTTGCCGACGATCGGGTCGGGGACGACACCGAGGTTGTCGGGCGTGGTCTGATGCGCGGCGACGCGGTAGTGCATCTCCAGCCGCTCACGGGCCTGACGGTCGCCGATCGACGCCTTGTAGCTGTCGAGCGCCCACGCGCCTGCGCTGCGGTACTCGGTATTCGTCTCGCCGTTGCGGCGGGCCATCGTAATGGCCTGGTCGAACTGCTTCATCCGCGCCCCGACCTGATCGGCCAGATCCGCGGTCGCCTCCAGCTCACCGAGCTGGGTCTGCAGCTTCGTGATGCGGTCGCGCAGCCCGCCGAGCGTCTCGCTCTCGGCGTCGTTGAGGTCGCGCTCGCCGTCCTGCGCCGTGGCAACGATGCCCTGCGCTGCGGCCGTGCGCTCCTCGAGCTCCTTCTGCAAGCGACGGATCATCGCGTCGTTTGCGTGTCCGATCTTGGACATTGCTGACTCTCTTGGTTGGATGTTCTCGGTTGCTTATTCGCACAACGTCTCCGAGACACATCCCACCAAGGGATGTCAGTGCGTCCTGCTTTTTACTGCCCTGCTTCTGCTTCTATGCCACTCGATCCTGCTTCATGACCCACGCGATAACGGGGTCCCTCAGCATCTCGTCGAGCATGGGCGTAGCCGGTGGCGGCCCAGCCGCTGTCTCCGGTACGCCCTCACGGACGGCCAACACCTGCGCGCCCGAAAACGCCGGGTCCTCGACCATGCCCAGATGGTCAAGGAATGCGTTTCTCACCCGACGGACCTTCGCATCATTGTCCAGCAACACGTCGCTGCCCTTGTTGGCCCGATAACCGATCGACGCGGACACCATGTCCTCGGCCGCCAGATACAGCAGCTCGTCGCCCTTCGGGCCGTGTACGACCTTCACCTGCGCGAACAAGCCACGCTCGTCCGCCGGGTTGAACTCGATGACCTTGCCGACCGTGTCGCCCTTACGGTGCTCACGGTTCACGCGCACCTTGCCGGCCCTGGATTCGATGCCGTCGAACGCGCCGCGGTCGAACACCTCGGTCCAGAAGTCGCCACGCCAAAACACGCGGGCCTCTTGATCCCAGGGGACGGCGATGACGTCGATGAGGCGCTTCGTCGTGTCGACGTTCGAGAAGACGCCATCGCTTCGCGTCAAGATTTCGCTCACGGCAACCTCCGTAGTTGAATCTGCCCCTCGGGGTCCGCCGTGCTGAGCAGTTGGCCCGTCACGGGTTCGGGTGTCTCCCCGAGGAGCCGTTCGGCGACCCGGGCCTCCTCCGGGGACATCACACCGGCCTCGATCAGCTTCACGTAAGCCTCGGCACGGGCAGCGAAGTCTGGGCGGCTGTACTCGTCGCGGTTGAGCTCCACGCGCTGCGTGGACGGCAGCGCCCACCCCGATAGGGCACCCATCACGTGGGCCGCCATCGGCCGAAGCGACAGACGGTCGTGCTGATCGAACACCTGCGAGACGTTCGAGTACGTCATCGACTCGCCGCCGCCGCTCGGTAGGCCCACGATGAACGGAGGGACCCCGAGCAGGACCGCGATCCGTGCCTCGGTGAACTGCGCGATCTCGATCATCGCCATATCCTTCGGCGACATGGATTCGTGCGTCTTGAGCGTGACACCGTTGTCCAGGACCGGCGGCGCGCCGAAGTTGGCTTGGCGTGACGCCAGCCACTGGTTCAGTAGATCCTGTGCGTCGTCCGGTTCGAGCGCGTCGGGCGTCTCCAGCGTGTAGACCGGCACACCGCCATTCTGGACGACCTTGCGGGCGTACGCCTCGATCAGGCCCGCCGTGATCCTACGCCCGCCGGCGACCTCCAGCGGACCTTTGCCGCGCGCGCAGTCGGTCGCCGAGTCATAGCGGATGTGGAGTACGTCGTCGGTCACGTCGTCGCCGGCCGGGCCGCCCAACCGGCAGCGCCTGCGCCCGCCCCTCATCTCGACGTGCATGAGCCACGGCGAGACGACGCGGAACGTGAGCGGGAACCCGTTCGCACCGAACGCGACCGGCATCACGAACGCCTCGCCCGTCAGGTAGTCGCGGAACAGCTGCTTCGCGAACTCGTGCCATGACGAGTAGATCGACGGGTCGGGGTTTGTCATCCAACTCGTCGGCTCGATGATCCGGCCACCGCGCGTTCGGTAGACGGGCATCGCCGACAGCACCGAGGCCGATCTGTCGATGCAGGTCCATGCGATGTCGACGAGCGAGTTGAGGCGAGCGCTCCAGTCCCATACGGGCGTCGACCATTCGCCTGGCCAGCCGTCCCATGGAGACGGAGAGAACCGCGCGAGCGGGCGGGAGGCTGCGATCTCGCCCTCGAACTCGACGCCGTCCGGGTCGCCGGGCGTGTAGTCCGGGTATCCGACCGTCGGCGGATCGCCGGGCGATACGTTCTCGTTCGGCTCTACGCCCTCGTGGTTCACG